TATGCAATAGAAAATTGAACTTCTGCTGAAGATGTTGTAGCAGGATCAGCATCATAAACATCTACGAAATATTTTGAATTAGCTTTTCCTAGTTGTGTTGTTGATGATTTGAATAATGTTAATGACCCAGTATCGCCAGTCCATAGTCCTGTAGTTACTTCTACTGGTACATTGGTTTCATCTTCAATATCAAATACTTTAAAAATATTGGTTGCCATGTTTTATTACCTCTACAATAAGTTGTTTTATTAAACAGTTGCTGGATTTACAGTCAACGGAATTGTTACTGTAGCACCCGATTTGTTACCAAAAACTCTAAGTTTTGTGTTTCTAGCAGTCTTAACATCTTTAGGATCAATTCTAAATGATGTACCAACCTTTGTCAATACAGTGGAAAGATTGATTCCACCACCAGCAGTAGCTGTAGTCTGACCAAGTACTGCTACATCTGGTGCTCCTGCTGTTACAACAACATCAGCAGATTCTTCGTCAAAAAGAATAACGGTGTAGGTTTCTGCTTCATTTAGATTAGAAGTATTTGGTGTAAATGAAATACTATCTGCATTTGTTGTATCGTTTCTTAAATAAGTAAGAGTAATTCCACTATCAGCATTGTAGTTTGCAACTGAAATTTGTGGTACTAATGTTATTCCCGAATCAAGAGTTACCAACTTAAATCTCATTGTTTGTGATTCGTCTGGAATTGCCTCTAAAACTGGCATACTTTCAATTATGTTTGAATAATAGTTTGAACCGAGAGGATGGGCTGTATTATACAATGTATAATCAATTTCATCATCAGCAACCGCAAACTTTGTAATTCTAAAGTTTCCACGGCCTTCACTCAATCTTTCTCTACCTTTTTTAGTAAGAACAGCGTCAACTGTAATTACGGTATTATCTAAATATGCCATACTCAAATCTCCTAAGTTGTTCTAATATAAGTATTATGTATTCTCACTTTAATCACACCCGATACATGGTTGTGGATTTCCAGAACCAAGAATATTAACATTGATATCAAATACTTCATATGGCGGACCACCATCTATGGAAGTATCAATAGTATTTAATGTTCCCAAATATGTTCTTCTTCTAGAACCGATACTATCGTCTCTTACAAATTTAATATGTGGGCGACCAATTTGTAAAGTATATTCACTTGGAACAGAATCGTAAGATGCTGTTAAGTTTGTCAAAACGGTCAATCTATCTGTTTCACCATTTACATATGCAACTCTCACCAACTTTTGATATACCTCTGGGGTTGTTTGAATTTTTGCCCAATTTGAAGTATCAAGCTGTGGTGCGTTATAACTAACCACAGAAGTATTTGCAGAGGCTCCTTGGTTTTTAAATGCATAGTAGTTTCCATTTCCAGTTAATTCTTTTCCATCACTACCAACAGTTCCAATTGGTTGTAATACAACATCACCAAGTTGGTAAGATTGACCAGATGACCAAGTTGTTACTGTTGGTGCTGAAGACATGTATGATTGTGTTACGGGAACATATCTAGTTGCATCTACATAATACAATCCATACGAATTATTAAAATATGTAACAGATTGATTTACAATTGAATATCTATCAAAAAATAAAGCGTAAGTATCGTTTATAGGTGCTATTGAAGCTGTTCCAAATCCAGTTTCGTACACATCAAGAGTTACCACACCCATTTCCTGTTTTGGTCGTGTAAGGACAGCTTCCAACTCTCCAAACGAAGCAGTATTATCACCAAGTGTGTATGCTTTCAATGATACTTCGTCAGTAAATATACTGTATGAACCACTGTAACTATCATATGTAGAAGTCAATGGATTATTTGGTAATGCACTAATCGTGTCCGAATATTGTGGTATTGTATAAGACGAATCTTGATTGCCAAAAATACCAAACAATTCTTGAGTTACATTTGGTGATGTTGGTTCAAGTGACATAGAAACATCAAACGACCTAATAATATCAAAATCATTATCGGTCAAAGAATTGGTTGTTCTTTTTGATGTTTCACCACTAAATTTAATGTTTGTTCTTGTATTTACTTTTGTTCTATCTAACAAGGTTGGTCTGATAACAATACCTTTCTTTACTCTAGCTCTAGCTGGTAGATATTGTTCCACAGATTCATAGAACAAATGTAAGAATTTATCAAAGAATCTAATAAAATTATTATAGTCTATAGATGGTGCTAATTCTCTTACAAACACATCTTGATAATCATCTAACAACGAATATGTGTAAGAAGTTCTATCTATTGGACGACCAATTAAGTTTCCTACATTGAAGCTACCAAACGATCTCAATATCTCACGGTCAACAGCATCAACTGGAGATATGGAAATGTCTAGTTGAGAAGAACCAACGCTACTGGAAAAGAACTTTTCGTAGATAGAAACTGTTGTACCATTACTGCTCAATGACATTGTAGCAGGAGCGTCTGGTGCGATTCGTATCATATCTGTTGTTTCACTCATAGAAGAAGCATCATATGAATGTTGTATTACAGTTCTTATATTTCTGGTTGTTTGATACAGTGGTGAAGTTCCTGAAGAGAATCCACTACTGGATATATTAGAAATATTTAGAGAACCAGTTTTTCCAGCATATGGTGTTGTGTTTGTTACATACCCAGAAGCAGAAACATCCATTGGAATGTTGAATGACAATCTTACATATAAATCTTGTAAGGAAGATGTATATGAGTTACCAGCAAACATGCCTGGGTTTTCAGCGAATTCAATAAATTTAGTTTGAGTTATCTGTCCTCCCCACATTCTAAATTCATCTATACTTGCGTAAGTGTATTCACCAGCACTAGCAGATGCTGCAGGGACACCGATGTACAGTTCATTCAATCCCGACCAATCAGCACTCATACTCATTTGAGTTTCTTGTAGTGATTGTGAGAAGGTTGTATCTTCGTTTTCTATTTTTCTAATATCAAGTATAGCACCAGCACTATCATATTTTAATTGTAATGAAACATAATTTTCATCAAACAAATCAAAGTAACTACTGGTGACCAGTGCAACCGAAGCGGACATAAGGTCAATTCTACCAGTATTTGCATAGTAGGTATTAGTTGACCCACTTGGGTGGAATGTTGCTTTGATTGAATAATCATTATCAAACTTAAACACATCTTGTGTTCTGTCATCTAACAAAGCAAATCTAGCTTGTATTGTTTGTGGATTTCTTAGACTTGAACTAAAAGGAACCACCAAATAAGAACCACTGTTTATTGTTAAATTAAAGTTTTGTTCGGTGGTAGCTACTTTTACTGGTTCTATTGATGTGTATCTATTTGATATTGATTCTTTAACCGTTAACATATCTGGGTTTATACCAAATACATTTAATAACGATTGAACTGATTGTTTGGTTCCTTTTGTTCTCAAAAGGAATGGTAAAGCATGGATATATCTCTTATAATATTCGTTTGCAATATCTTTATAAGATGAGGTTCTACCATTATTTGACACATAATTGATTAAGCTATCAACACTGGCTATGCTTGGAGCACTAACACCAAAAGATTCAAGTACTCGTTTTGCCATTTCACCAGAAATTTCTTCGTCTATTTTTGGATATCTAGATGATATATTCTGCAAGTTACTAATGTATATTTTAACATTATCAAAGTTATGTCCAATTAAATCTGTAAATACCAAGAAGTCTTCCGACGCTTCATCTTCTTGTAGATATTTTGGAACATTGTATTTTAATCTATTGATATTTGTATTGTCGTAGTCAGTAGCAATTCCACTCATTTCAGAATACCAAGTACTACTTGTACTATTTGTAGTTGCTAATGGTATTCCTAATATAGAAGGATATGTAAAGTCCGATTTATATTGTTCTGGTGGTGAATGGAAAACCGCATCAGAAGATGAATATGGCAATCCTGTCTTAAACCACAATGTTCTTTCATAATCATCTAGACCACGAATTAATTCTTGAATTTTCAATGAGGTGTTAATAGAACTATTAACATAATCAATACTTCCGGTTGCAGAAGCACTACCAGATGTAATCAAATCATATACTGCTGAAGACCCACTAAGGGAGAGACTAGCACTACCAACAGAAGTAATGTTTAGAGTACCAAAAATAGTATCATATGTGCCTGCGTCAGCAGAGCTAGCTGATAGATTTAGATTTTCTACAAAGATTGGTGCGTCAATAACCAATCTTTCTACTTCTTGTAATTTTGCCTTAAATACATCAAGTCGTTTTTGTGCAGAACCAAATGTAACAAAGTTATTGAAATTTGAATAATCAACATTGATGTCCATTCCTATATTTGTGTTATACAGATTTTCAAGAATGTTGTTAGAAACAAAATTTACATAACTAGAACTTACACTGTATTGTCCTGTTCCACCAGCAACATTTGGTATTAATTCTTCAAGATTGGCTGTTACCTGTGTTGATTTACCAATGAGTGATTTTGTATTTTTGCTTGGTCTTAATTGTGGAACTAATACTTGGTCTACAGGAATGAACCTAATAGTTTCAAATACAGTATTTAATATTTCTCTAGAAATAAAAGCACTTGTATTAATTGGATACAATGATGTATCTAGTGGTTCTGCTAACTTTAATGTTAATTCTGGAAACCCTGCTTCTCCGCTAACTTTCCAATTTAAAATAGGAATTTGTCTATCATCACGAAGATTGAGTAAGGTTTTGCCCCAACGCATATCATCATAGTAATTGTCAAATTCAGGTAATATTGCGTCACGCAAAATTTCTGTTAATATTGTTTTTGCTGGAATTGTAGCATACTCCGTAATATCAATTTCTATATCAAATGGTATTGTAGAAAATTGTGGAGGAGGAGGCGGTGGTGGTGGGTCTTGAATTGGCGGTGATGGTGGTGGGTCAATCTGTACATTGGTTGTGGTACCAGCTCCGGTTGCAACAACATTTCCACCTTCATCAATTCTATTTAGATCATCACCAGAACCCAAAATTTCTTCTCCATCAGGCGAACCAAGTCTATTAGGTGACATATGTTATACCTCCGGGCCCGATGACGGGTTGTTGTTTGATGGTTCTACCAAACTAACTTGAGTCATAGAAAATGGTTGTTCTGCTGTCAAATCAGTATTTGGGTCTTCTATAGATATTGTTCTAAATTCATATACACTGAATGATGGATTGTACTGACCACCTTGGGTTTTTCCACCATATGGTTCTAATGCAAGTTCTACCGTGGTTGTTAATCTGCTAAATGTATCAGCACCATAAACTTGTTCATTTATATTAGACCATTCGCTTGCAGCAATCTGTGTACCGTCCTTTGAAACATAATTTGGTCTTCTAATTTGAATGTTTCCGTCAGTTATTGTTCCATCTGGATAGTTCAAACCAAAATTATAGTAGTATCTTATTCTATCATCGGTTGGTTCGGTAAGTGCATAATCAGCATTTCCATTTGGTGTATAATCTTCCCAAGAATCTGTAGCTCCGTTTAACTTTTCAGCACGGACAAATGTTACATTTCCAGTGTTTATTTTGACCAGTGTTGTTGGGTCAATAAATTCTGTTGGTGTTATAGCTGGGTCTGTTGAAACAGTAACAGTTCCTCTACTGAAATTAAAGGTAACTTCTTGTGTTCTGTTTTGGGAAGATTGTATTCCACCACTTTCTGTTCTTTCTTTTAAAATAGCATAATGTCTGATAGTTAGTATACCAGAATTAGTACCTTCCTGTAATGCACCCATTATTGGTACTGGAGCGGTGAATGGACCAAATATTTGTGTTTGGTTAGTAGACCCACCCACCATTGGTGTTCCACCAATATCAATAGATGATATGCCCTGCATTTTTGATACTTCTAAGTAATAACTTTCAACGAGGTCTTGTGCAATTCGTGCGCCTGGTTGTTGGTTATTTGCATCAAATGTATACATTCTAATATCTACCGATGGAATATCAATCAATCCTGTTTGACCATCAGCATTTAATGAATTTTGAGAGTTAATTTCTCTTTCAAATTCATTTACCAATCTTGTTATATATTCATCTCTGACCACAGCAACAACATCACTTGTAACTCTTAATTCAATTGTTCTGTCTTGTAGAGAATTTCCGTTCATATCTATTAAATCAGTACCATTATATTTTATTTCATAATAATCATCAACATCACCAGCTGTACTAGTTCTATTAACATCTACTACATATCCAACTGGATTATTAGTATCTGTAAATCCAACCATAGAAATATCACTGCGTCTAACTCCACCTGTAGAATTTTTATAAGTTATTGTATATGGATTTTCTATTGTTGGTTTAACAGATACCATATTTTCACCAACATTTTCTTTTAATACAATTACTAGTTTTTTTGTTGTTTCTGTCAATTGACCAAATGCTATTGTAGATGGAGACAGTTCAATTGTATATCCAGCATCACTGGTATTTCCAATTAATATTTGTCTATTTAATGTATTCTTTCCCAGAGTTTGTGATAAACTGCTTAGTGATTGTAAGGGTATTACAACAGAAAATGAAAAATTTGTATCTTCTTGAAATGTCATTTCTTGGTCATTTAATGAATTATTATTTATATCAACAAATTTTACTTCTATATTATTTTCAATCAATTTTGGAAATTTTACTGTTAGTGGTACATCGCTACCCTCTCGTATATATTCCAATACATAAGTTTCGGATATATCATCACTTGGAACATATCCTCTACCAAAACTTCTTGAAAATTTTACAGTTTCATCTGTAATATTCTGTTGGTCTTTTAGTATACGTACACTCATGCGTTCACCACCAATGGAATCTCGCCAGAATCTCCAGCATCTTGTTTTACTAAACTTTGTAAGTTTGCTTCTATTGATTCCGAAATAATAGTATTCAAAGCAGTTAAAAACCGTTGCCTTTCAATTCTAAATCTTTTATTCTCAAATTCAGAATCAACAAACTTTACCATACGTTGATAAATATCGTTTATTATAATTTGTATAGAACTATCAAAATTTGATACAGTATTACTTCTAGCCAATTGTTCTGAATTTAATTTACTCTTGAAAGAAGACAAAAGATTTGTTTGAAATAGGTCCATAACCATCTGCTGAAAATCCTGTCCAAAAATGGATTCAATTACAAACTGTCCATACTGTTTTTCATCTATTGAAACTGTTCCCTGTTGATTGGGTCTTGCATGCAATACAATTTCTTTTTTTGACGGAGAAACCCTTTTAATTCTCCAATTAGCATCATTGTATGTTCCAATTTCATCGGAAAAGAAATTTATGATTACATCATATGTTCCAGCAGGCAAATCACTTAAATATTTTTCTTGTAAACTATTTTCGTTTGAATAAGCAACTGTATTTGTTTGATCGCCTGGTCTAAAAAAGTTTAATCTAACATGAATGCCATCATCGGAATTAGTATTAACTACGGACAAAATTTCTTCATTGAGTGGCACCACAGCACTATATACTAATTGATCTGTTCCTTGATTATAAAAATGTAATTCAACATTTTCTTTTTCAAGATCTAACCCCAAAAAATATTGATTTATTTCTGTTTTAATAACATATTCTTCTGGAGAGATAGTTCTATTAATTGAATCACCAATTGACAATGTGCCTACCAACTGTTTGTAATTATTTTGGTTAGCCATTAAAGTTCCTCAAAAGCAACATTAAACAATTGATTAAAATTTCTATTAATTGTTGTGAATGTTTTTGTTGTTATGTTAATATTTTGTGGTGGTACAAATCTTTGACTATCATTTTTTACATATATTTTTTTGACATTAGTAGCATAAGGTGGATTAACCACAGGATATGGGTGTGGCTTATTATTAGGGTATTCTCTTCCCTCTTCCACATCCAGTGAATATGTTAAATTCTTTGCAGCTAATTCTTCTAAATTTATCATACTACCTTAAATCTAAATGGTTTAGTAAAATGTACTTCCTCACCCAAAGTAATTTTTAATTTTAAATCATAAAATCTATTTTTATACAAAGTTCTTGTATCTAATTTTACATAAGAACCAGAACTATCACAATGTATATGTGAATAAACATCAAATGGTTCTATGGTTGTACCAGCACCCGCATCTATTACTGTATATTGGCTGCTGGAAGGTAGATAGTATCTATTATCAAATCTTCTTGTATTGGTGTATGCTTTTGTTGGGTATTTATCTCTTACCGTAAAATACAATTTTGAAATTGAGCCAACTTCATATTCTGCTCTTAAATTATTTGGTGCAATTTCAATATCAAACGAGGGTAAAGTTTTTAGTGACCCAGTTGTAAAACTTTGACTTACATATGCTAATTCAAGAGTTGGTTCATGAACAGTATGTGTTTGTTTTGAGAAAAATTTAACATTTCCTACATTGTCGGAATTTGATTCAGAACTTCCCGAGAATTTTAAAAGAAGACCATAGTTTGTGGTCAGTGATGAACCAGAAATCATTGGTGCAACTAAATCAGTTACATCTATTCTTAATTCATCGTTTGTTAAATTTGTAACAGAAGAACTGACAACTGGAGTTAGATTATAATCCCCTCCTGTGCTTGTCCATGCCGAACCAGTACTATGTTTTGACCAAGTAGCACCATCATCAGAAACCAATGGGGTTTGCATTGTGTAGCCAGAACCCTCTGCCCAAGATTGAGATACTTGATAAACATAAATGTATTCATCTTGAAATAGTTTTTCCGCATTTGCAACTTTTAAATTTAGAAAAACTGTAGAACTGGTAGGAGCGCCTTTTAAATCACTCAAATCAAATTGTATTAATGATCTTACAGCGCCTGTATTAAATGCTATATCGTTTTTATGCTTCCCAACTTCTAATATCTCATCCTGACCAGCGTTTAGATTTGGATAAATTTCATAAATACTTGCATCTTTAGATGCTTTTAAATATACTCTGCTCATTGTCTACCTGTCCCTACGATATCGTTTTGTGGGTAGCGTAACTCAAAAATACAAGGGTCGGCTGATGGATATATAATTCTATCAGTTGTATTGAACTGTAAATCGTATGTGTGTGAAGCATAATCTCGTCCGTCTTTTTGTTGGTACTTGTTAACGAAATCTAAACTTGTCACGCTTTGTACACCATCAACTCTTGCAATTTGTAATAAAACATCATCTATGATTATTGGTTGATTTATTTCCCAATTGTCTATATTAAAGTATTGAACCAACGAATCAGAACATTGTGCTAATACATCGTGTACATTATATCCTTTATATACGACGACCGAATAATTTATTCCTATAGAAACTCTAAAAGCATCTAAAATGTTTACTCTATCTGTTAAAATTTTGTATCCTTTTAGGAATTTTTTAATATTACTTTTTACGGTATTGTTAAGAATAGTTAATCTTTGGTCGTTGTCATAACCCAAAACATAAAGATTAACATTTGTGTTTTCTGGTCTATTGTCAACATATAACACATCATCTTCTGGATCTAAAGTTGATAGAGTTTGTTCAGAAACTTCGGTTTGTGATCTAATATTATTGATTGCGTCGTCTTTGATAGCAAATGCTTTTGCAACAGCACCATATTTTGATGGCATTGAAAGAATACGCTTTTCATAATCTTGTGAAGTAACAACTCTTCCCTGTGCATTAACGAAACCGATAGCTGATTGTCTTATTTGTTCTATGGATGGTGCATCCAATCCACCAGCTGCTGGTTCATCATTTGTTACGGTTATACTTGATACCATTGTATTGAATGTGGACAAATCAGCACCACTCAAAGTTCTTGTTTCATTTAATGTTGTTAATGTACCAATTTTTGTTATGGTTCCAGATGGTACATTTGACCGAATACCATTTGAAACAGTATATGTAATTGTTAAGGTGGTATTGCCTGGAGCAAGACCAAAAGAATTGCTGTTTGTGAAATTTAAAGTATCAAGAGAAACATTGGTCATGTTTTGTAAATAATTTGAATCATAAACAGATTTGTAATCTGGATTTTGGTATACATCAGATAAATCACCCGTTCCAGAACCAAATACAAGTTCAATTTTTAAATTTCTATTATATCTAGTAATAAATCTTCTATTGACTTTTACTGGCTTTAATGTATAAAGCGGAGCTAATGTTGAAGATGTACTTACTAATGTATCTTGAAAACGATAATCTTGTGATAGGTTATCAACTTCATACCAAGTATTACCTTCAGAATCAACCACCGACACAATTTCAACTACATTGTCGTCTGGAATTTGAACCTTTAAAAACTTGGTTGGGTTTCCTACTACATTTGTTGTTGTTTTTCTGGTTGCTGATACTAGCTTACATTGTTTAGACACAACGAAGGTTGAAGGCAATCCGGTGGTACCATCTAAAGAAAATATCTGAACTGTTCTGTTTGTAGAGTCACCAAAATCACAAATATCTTGTGTTAAAAAACTACCAGCATCAAATTGCGTTGTTGCGTTAAAAGATGACCCAGCCGCTATTCTTGGTAAGAATCTAGTATCTAAATTACCATCGGTATCTGCTGGTATCAATGCTGATATTGTTGCTTTGCAGAATGATGGTGAAGTTAATCTTGGTTTGAATCCCAATCCTTGTGCAAGAGAAACAACATTTTCTCTTTCTTCTGCATAAGCTAATAAACTTTCTTTAAAAGAGTTATCTGTGTAATAAGAAAGAACATCACCAACATATGATGCCATATCCAAAAAAATACTACCAGGCGATGCGTCACTAAAATCTTGATAGGTATCTGAAAAATAAAATTTAGTAAAATCTACCAAACTCTTTTTGAAATCTGAGTAGTCTTTGTTTAGATATTTTACTTGTTTTTTATCTATTTGATCTTTTGGGGATACAGTAGAAAGTTTATTAATTGCCATTTATATTCCTCAGACAAAAAGTACTACTTCATCTAGTAAATTTGGATTATCTGTTAACCTATATCTAATATACATTTTTGATGTATGTCTATCTCTATCATTATCTGTTGTTTCTATAGCAAAATCTTCAATTGTTATATAAGGCATCCATTCTTGGACAGCATTTTCAACAGCTTCTTTAGCCCGTTCACCAATATCGTCATTATTAAAATCAAAAATTAATTGATGAATATCACACCCAAAGGTTGGATTATTGAATCTTTCACCTTTAACGGTCAATACTAAATTGATAAAATTACTTTTAACTTGTTCAAGCAAAGTATTGGATTGTTCAAAATATCCACCATTTGCTCTACGCAATGGTAAAGTAAATCCAATCGTTGCCATTTGTTAGATTCCCATCTTTTTCATTAAAGAACTATAATCTTTGTTAATAGCGTTTATAGCATCTTTGTGTTGTTCACCAATAGCACCACCTTGATATGTTGATGGCAATTCCATAGGAGACATTAAATTTACATTTTTGGTATTGAAACTAACTGTGTCCATTCCCAATTTTTGTGTAAACATATCTCTCAATTGTTGGCGACCCAAATCAGAAGTAGTTGTTGTTACAGACTCATTTTGCATCTTTGGTGTGTTTGCAGAAATCATTATATCAAACAACTCAGCCTTAACTTCTTTGATGATTTCAGCTTTCTGATGTTGAATTTCGGCTCTAACAAACTCTCTGATTAGTTTTGATAATTCTTTACTTGTCATAATACACTCCTATTGTTCCTTTATAAATAGTTCAGTTACCTATTTTAACTCCGTTACTTTTTGCTTCAATAATTTTCAATCTGGTAGATGATGTTTTGGTAAAAACTGACGTTGATAATGTACTATATGGTATAGCAATACTTCTTGCTAATTCTTCTATGTAGTCTAAAATTTCATATAAAATAGATTCTAGTTCATTATATTTAACCACGGAATTTGTTTTTTCAACTGTTCCCAAAAACAATTTACCACCATCTGAATTAATATAAATATTTTTACCGCTATCTATAATAGTATCACGGTTTGTTATAGATATCATGTCTCTTTGAGAAGAAAGTAATATATCAGTTTCTTTTGAATTCAACACAACCATACCACTGTTGAGTATAGTTTGGTTTCCGCTGAGTTGCGTTTTTGTAGAACCATCGGACTGTGCATCTAAAGTTGTATATGGTTTATTTAGATTTTTCAATGTAGTAAATTCACTAGAAAAAATCAAGTTTATAACTTGGTTTTCTGCCATTATAAAACAAGAAGAATCTAGATTTATATCCTCAACTACTAACGCATAGGGAGTTTCTTTTGTTCTATTGGGTGTTTGTCGTTGGCCAACTCTGAATAAAATTAATGAGTCATTTTTTTGACTTTTTGTTGGACCAAGAATTACAGTTCCGTTTCTGACTTGTGTTTTTTGATTAAGTGCGTCTTCCATTTGAGAGGAACCAAGTCTTATAGAAGCACCATATCTATTCTGTATTATTACATCACCATCAAAACTTTTTAAATTATTTAAACCAACTCTTGGAGAATATTTTTCGTTAGTTAAATTTTCTTCTGGTTCATCTGCATCTGTTCTTGTATCAATAGCACCCTGTCTTGCTTGTTGAATACTATCAGTTCTATTTTGTTGAGTTCTGGCAGATTTCGAACGATTTAAAATGTTGGGAAAACCATTTAACTGTAGAGTTTTGTTAATATTAACTCTTCTCGTATAAAAATGAATTCCTTGGATTTTTTGAACCATTACGGTTTCACCAATCAATGGAAATTCTTGTACTCCAACTTCTATTGGGTATGCATAAAAAGCATTTTGTGGTGTGTCTCTGTGGCCACCGTATTCAGTATATTTAAATCGTATTCTACCAACCTCAAATCCATCTACACCATAATCTGGATGTTCTTCGTTTATGACCACATCTATAACAGTTGCACTTGTGGTATTTAATCCAAATGATTTAATATTTCCAGATATACTTGGATTCCATAATACACTCATTTTAAGCTCTCAATCTCACAAGTTCCTCTTCAACTTGTTTGGCCTCTTCTTGTAATTCATCTATCTCAAAAGAAATATTATTCAACAATTGTTGTTTTTCTTCTTCTGTTAGTAAATCAGTAGAGGAAGCAGCCTTTGCACCAATAGACATAGCTCTTTGTGCAATTTGAGCGACACGAACGATGTGTTCGTCGTTTTTAACATTGACCTCCATAAAATCTTTGATGACGGGAGCTATCACCGATGCATCTTCAGGAGTTTTTATAAGTTGTGTAAGTTTAAGAATAAATGTATTGATTTGTTCTCTCTTACTTTCTGTATTTTTATATATGTCTTTAAAAACATCTGCTAATGTTTTGTTGTCAAATACTGGTTGTTCCATAGTAAATCTCCATTTACTATAATTATTTAGTTGTCGAAGTATTCTGATATTTTTCCCGTTCTTTGGAAATATCTATACTGTCTGTCTAGTATAACTTTAAATTCTTTGACAATCTTTGTAATGTCACTGGTCTTGCAATCTGTGATATCTCGTATCATTAGATAGATTGCTTTTTTATTAAAATTTTCAATCTGGTGTGACCGAGTTAACAATAGCAATATAGCGTACCCAATTTCCAAATCCTTATCTTTTGGAAAAATTTGGTGTAGATTTCCGTCCCAATACTTTATAAATAATTTTATAAATTCAACGCGCTCGGGTTCGTGATATGTCTCGTCTGGGTCTATGATTAATGTATCTTGTAGAGAATAACTTTCTTCTGTCTTATCGGCCAAATAAATGGTTCGTTTTTCTTCTTTATATCTTTTGTTATTCTGTAGAATAAGATAATTTTTAGCTACTACCGAAAAATAACTAAAAGACTTTCCCTTGTCTTCGGTAAAATTTGGGAGCTTTAAAATTAAATAAGAAATAACTTCACTTTTAATGTCTTCAAAAGACCCTTCCATATAAGGAAACTTAAAGCGATTTATAATATTTTCTGCCATCTTGTCCAATGGACCGTATATATGGTCTTTAAATATTTTTTCTTTTAAAAGGTCATCTTCTTCTTTATTGTACTTAATAATTGATTGTTCTGTTTCTAATGTCCAATAAATTTTATTAGAAGATTTCCTCTTCATTTTCTTGGGTGTCATATATTAACGTCCTTAGATTTCCGATAGTAGTAGTGAGTTGTTGAAAAACTTGCCCAACTTCGTCGTCCTTTTCAAACATTTCACGGCTATCTAGTATTCTCATGGTAGTTAATATTTTGTTGGATTGTGTGTAAAACCACATAATTCTATCTTCATAATATTCAATTTTACGCAAAGAAACAATAGAACTATAAATTAGTGCTATGTTTAGTAACAATGATAATATTAAAAAAACCAACATTAAATAACTCCCTGTTCAATAACATCTCTATCTAAATGATATCCAGAAAATTGTCTCATATATTTTCTGAGAGTCATTCCGTTAGAATCTGTGGTACCCGTAGAATCCGTACTGATGAAAAAAGATTTTACACCTTGTGCTCCAGCAAAATGTGCACCTGCTAAAATGGACGATGTTGTTATGTATATTCCCTTGTGATAGGTATCATTATATCTGGTAATATAACGTTTTAAAGCATTGTAATTGTAGTATAAATATGTCATCATAACTTCGTCTTGTAAAGAGGGGTTTGACAAAAACTCTTCTCTACTTACAGTAAATCCTAAATATTTTACTGTTCTTGGACTAAATTGATATTTGCCCATGAATCCATATGGATTTACTACATCATAACGATTATTACTTTCTAAGCGACCAATAGCATTTAAGAATTCTTCTATCTCATGTACTATTTCTGGTTCGTCTTGAATATCTTCAAGAACTATTTCTTCTACAATAGATATTTCTTTATTAAAATTTTTTACTTGTAATAAAACTAGTATTGCCAAAAGGCTTAACATAAGTCTAATTTTCATTTTGACTCCTTGTTAAGATTAACGAATTATAACAGGTGTGGCATTGCCTCCCTAAGACCATTGGTAGTTACTGAAACAAAATTTCCATTAATATACAACTCATCAATTGTCTGGGCTCCTATATAACTCATAGCTGAACGTACACCATCCATAATTTCATTTACTATTTTTTCAACAGAACCTTTCATTGGAACCATAGCAGCAGTTCCTTCAATGTTATTAAGTTGTGTTGAAGAAAGAGTTTTCTGAACATCACTTGCGGAACCGTGGTAAATCTTCATTCGTTGTCTCTTTCCGTATGACCCAAAATGCATAACATCGCCTGGGGTTTCATCCGTTCCAGAAATCATTGAACCAAGAATTACCGAAGAGGCTCCTGCGACTAATGCTTTAGCCACATCGCCTGGGTAACGAGTTCCACCACATGAGATTATGGGTGTGTTTGCGACAGCTGAGGTTTCGTATAGACACGAAACTTGTGGGATACCCACTCCCGTTCTAATACGAGTCTCACACACTGAGCCACCACCTATTCCAACTCGTAGTCCATTAGCTCCCCAGTATTCTAAATCTTCAACTGCTCTGGCGGTTGCTATATTTCCCGCGATTACATCAAACTCCATGTTTGGCAACTCCCGTAACATCTTAAGTTCTTCAAGGGTGTGTTGCGTTGACGAATGGTGACCGTGTGCAATATCTATAACCAGAACATTGGCTCCAGCCTCAACCAACGCTCTTGCTCTATATATATCCTGTTCTTTAGCTCCAATTGCAGCTGCAATAACAGGATTTGTATATCTATAAGTAGTTTCTTTTGTTTTGGAACAAATAGAATCTATATTAGATTTTAATTTACTGACTATATCCACTTGTTCATCAATTGTATTAAATCTATGAATGACCCCAACTCCACCCAATGACCACATCTTGAACGCCATGTCGTATTCACAAATAGAAGCCATTGGTGAAGCGATTAATGGAATGTCAATATGATAATTTTCGGTCAACAATGTAGATGTATCACAATTTGAACGAGATTGAATTTCGCTATATTGTGGAATAATCTGAACATCATCAAATGTATATGTTGGTACCATTTTAGATAGTTTCGTATAAGGCATTTTGTTTTCTCTGTCTGTCTATGTCTTTGATGTGGTAAAGTGCCCACTCTTTTTCTTCTGGTAATGTGGTGAATGTTTTGTGACCAGTGATGACCTCATGCACTTTATTTTTCCACTTGATTTCTGGCTTGTTTTGGAAGATTCTGGTTTGGAAGTCGGGCCACATTACCCAACCCATTTCGTTGACTCTCCAACGCCATTTTTGTACATCTTCCTGAGTCAATCCATTTACGATATTGACCCGTGGTACTGCTAATAGTTCTATCTCATTATTATATTCTAGTAATGTATGAATATTTTTTAACAAATATTCAGAAACAGTTTCATCAGCATCTAATTGAAAAATCCATTTATTATGACACTGTTCTTTACCAAAATTTTTGTGACTTGCAAAATCTTTATTTAGGTCATGTTTAAAAATACGAACCTTATCAGATTTAACCGACTCTAAAATATTTAGAGTTAGTTTATCTGTAGAATTGTCATCAACAATAACAATTTCATCATCATCTGACATATATTCCAATATTTGGAATAGCAATGTTTCTATACACTTACCTTCATTGTGTGTTGTCACTAAATAACTTATCATAATTGCCTCTAGTTGTCAAGTTCCGTAATCACTCCAATATTTGAACAATGCAAGTTCTTTGGACTTAGCTTCCAAATCAATATCAATGGGTACTCCATATGTGTTGATTGGATTGTAAAGATAATCAGCATGTGCTGTGTTTTTAGATGTATTATCTTCGTATTCTCGTTTGCTATCTGAATAATGGAATAGGGGTGTGACATTACCCCATGTTTCATACGCCATGAAAAATGCTTCTTCTTCGGATACATCATCAGTATGAAACTTGTGATGGAAATAGTCAAATGTAACTGGTGTGTCATTTAGAACATCACACAATTGTTTGACCGAATATAGAGAGGCTTTGTCGTCGTTCTCAACTACGAGGCGTGACCGAGCAGAATCGGTTAGTCGGTCAATACTGTTGAGGAAACGCTTGGTAGTTTGTTCTTTACTGGAACCCTTAGAACCAATATGAATATTGATAGGATACTCATGTGTTTTGGGTAGTTCCATAAGGTCAAAAATCTTAGCGTGGTGATTTACATTTTCAATAGAATTTTGAATTACAGATTCACGCTCAGAACCCAATTTGACAAAATGACTAGGGTGGAAGGATACACGAATACCAGATAGTTTAATCAACTGCCCAATTTCTTGTAATTTATTAATTATCTTATGTTGGTCTGGCAGGTCTTCTATCTGGTATTCGCTTTCCCACGGAAACAAATCTGATGTAATACGATAAAGTTTTACACCGTTATGAATATTCCATGTAATAATTTTATGTAAATCTTTCACATTTTCAAGAGCCAATTCAGAGGCATATTTGATGCCTTTGGCTTTGAAAGTGCGTTGAATCATACTACGAGAGGTTTTGACACCTTCGTCAGCAAGAGTAAGATTTATACAACAATAACCTAGATTAGTCATAATTTTATGGTTGTCTTCCTAGTCCCCAATTACGCTTTTTTGTTTTTGTAACATCTAAATCTAACACCTCTTCTACTATATTGTCAAGAGGCTCTTCTTCTTTTGTTACAATTTCAGTTGATAATTCTTCACGAACAGGTTTGTTTTCTTCTACCTCTTTGTAGATTTCGTACTTTTTTTCATCCTTGACCATCTTTGGTAACATAGCAAGTCGGTTGTATCCAACTACCAATGATACCGCTAATGGGTCAAAAACAAAGACAATTAATAGTGCAAATATGTTGACCACCTTGTCCATTGACCAGCCTGTAAGATTGGACATATAACGGAGTGGACCAATTTCGGCAGCCACTTCGTTGTTTGCTTCTAACTCAATTTTTTGAATATCTAACGATGTAATACTATCTGTTGCTTCCTCAATTTTTAAAGATACTTGTTCTCTTTCTTGAGTAGCGGTATTAAGTTGTTGTTGGATAACATTTCTGGTTGCACTTGATGTACTGGTGACCAATTGTCCTGTTGCTTCGTCAACATACTGAATAACATTATTAGACAAACCTTGAGTTAATTGAACAATAGTTTCACTGACTCGTTGTCTTTCTGCTATATACAAATCCAATTGTTCTTGGTATCGTTCCTTTCTTAACTCCAATACACTCGCTTGTTGGGTAACAATACTGAGTTGGTCTGCGGTCGTTTGATACGCTGCAGTAAGAAACCCGTAAATACCCGCTGATGTGATTAAAATTAACACACAGGTAGCTAACATATAATAAAACCTTAACATGACCGTTAAGTCTTTCCAATGTCTGGTCAGGAATGAAGCGGTAACCAATTTACCTGCTTCTAAACTAGAAGCCATAATGACTACTGGTATAAATGCACCAGCAAACAAACTTCCCAATCCAGAAATGGAAAAGAAAGCTGCAACTGTTGCAATTACCATTGACGAAAGTAATACTAAATATTTAAACATAATTTACCTCAAAAGTGTACTATATAAATATAAAAAAATGGGGGGAAAACTTCTCCCCCCATTAAACAAAACCGTTAAGATCACCTCCTTTCGGCTTTCGTTTTTTTAAGTTATTTTATCGTAACCTTTGTTGCGACTTTGACCTCTTCCTTAATTCTGGGAATTAAGATTGTTAAAAGGCCATTGTCAAATTTAGCGCTCACCTTGTCCATTTGAACATTTTCATTAACCTGAAATGAACGCCTAAAGGAACTTCGTTTGAGTTCCCGTAAATAGTAAGTAACCTCCTTGTCTTCCTTATGTGGCGACCTGCCTGAGATTGTGAGGAGGTTTTCATCAATCTCCAATTCAATGTCGTCTTTGGTGAATCCTGCTAGCTCAGCAACAATTTCAACACAGTCGTCGTGTGAAATAACATTGACCTTTGGATAAGCACCCTTACCAGCAGAGACACCTAGTTCACCAAAATGATTCTTGAACATATCGTCAAAAATGGTGTCAAATGAGCGGATAAAGTGGTCACGCTCTTTTAAGAGTGAATTCAACTCACGATTATTGCGAGGATGGAATACAGATAGCATAGTCATAGTTTTCTCCTTGTTAAATTGTTAGACCGTATCTACGCATCTCGTGTCCCTTTTTAGGCGACACATATATACATATCATGTTAGAATGAAATTCTACCCATGTCTCCTTCGGCTTGACTTGCCATGTGGTCTGCCCAATGTACAATGTATGGAAGGCTGGTCTTCATAGCATATGGAGAATAATTTCTCAAATAACTATGAGTTCCCTCATCATACATACCATCGGACAATTTAATCGCAAGCCATTCCTTTTCAGTAATTGTTATGCCATACTTTTGTAGCATCATAAGACCCCGTTCTGGTGGCTTGAAATATTGAATGTTCTTGTTCTGAACATAATATTCATTACGCTTCTTTTGCCAATCATCACTATCAACATAATATGGGCCATCTTCGGTACCCAACTTACCAAGGTCGTGCATCATAGCAGAAAAAATAAGTTCTTGTTTGGTAAAATCAATTGTTCCACCAGCTTCCTTATACAACGGAGCTAGCTTGATTGCGTTATCAATGACCCTAAGAACGTGGTCAAGATAACCGCCGGGAAAACAATTGTGAAAATATGTCTTACCACTAGCTGGTGCTGAAATTAGTTCACTGTGTAAAACTTCAAATAACTTCTTAATTTCTTCACAGCGACTGTCTTGTTCTACAAACTCCATGAGTCGTTCGTAATTTTTTGTAACCTTTTCTTCAATGTCTAAAGTGAACATGAAACCTCATCGTATAATTTATCTAAATTAAAATGCTTCATCCTTGACTTAGCAAAGATTTCAAACATGCTTGGTGCGTATGGTTGTTTATTTAAAATAAAACCTATTTGTTCTAATGTCAAGTCCGCTTTTTTATGATTACAACTAGAACAACTTGTCACCATATTTTCCCAAGTATTTAATCCACCTCGTTTTCTTGGTATCACATGGTCACGAGTTAATTCTTCTCTGGAAGAGAAATCACTTGGACCACGACCACAATATTGACATTGGTGGTCATCTCTAATAAATAAATTTCTTTTGTTTAGGATTGCTCTTCTTGAATAAAGTTTTCTAGTCTTGATATACTCTTTAAGAGCAATAGTAGATGGGAGTTTAAACTCAACCGATGGTGACCTGACCTTATAATCATAACTTTGTAGAACCGTAGCTTTGTCCTGTAAACACAAAATTAGTGCGCGGCGAGAAGGAACTATAGCCAGTGGTTCAAATGTTGAATTTAAAACAATACAGTTTGAATTGTACATAACCTATTTTTGAGTTTCTGTTATTAATTTATCAATATGAATTTCTTTTATTAAATCACTACATTCTTTTGCTAATTCATATAGTTCTGCTTCTATAAATCTTTCCTGCAATTCTTCCAGAGTTTCTATAAACTCTTTTGATTCTATCCCACCAACAATTGGAGTTCCTTTGATACGATAAAATCTAGCTCTGTTTTCTTTTTTTCTTACTGCTTGTCTTATCTTTTTTAGATAGTAGTAATTTACTAGTCTTGGTTCCTCGTTTTGAAACAGGTTTAGTTTTCTTACTAGGTTGTTTGGTATTTCTAACATCTTCTTCTCCGACTATTTCTTGTCCGAAACTGTAGATTTTTCCATCTGGTGCTTTATATTTCTTTTTTAGATTCCAACCTTGTACATAATTTACTCTTTCTTTTTCTAACTCAAGTTCCTCCCAATAAATCATTCTACCATAACAATCACCACAAATTAACTCTTCTACATCAGAGTTGCTCATGACACTTGCAGTTTTACATATACAACACCAAATTTCTTCCTTGGTGTGAATTCTATGTTTTCTTCCTCTTTTTCTGCGCATATAACCCAATCTGATATTTTTGTCGTACAAGACGAGTACTATACTGTTTGTTTAATTTGTTAGACATATTAGACCCGAAAGAGCCTTCTTCTTTGTCCCAACGATTTTGGAACTGTCTAATCTTTTTTTTACAATAGATAAAATCTTCCATAGAATGACAATCATTAATGATATATGATATAATGTCATATTCACGAATAATTTCATCTACATCAGTATTTTTTGAAAAGCCAGTTAAAAATTTTTTAATAATACTTAACATTTTAGTATCCTCCAATTGATACTAAAACTAGTATCAAAAAAAATTAATTTGTCTTTGGCTTGCGGCCGCGTGTAGAAGCCTTCTTTGGCTTTGGTGTTTCAATAACCACAGGAACCTGTTTTAAACAAGTACAAAACTTCTTTCCACAACCACATGTTTTTGTTCTAGACTTACTCCAAAAAAGTAATCCACCAACAACAATTAACAACAACAAAATACTCATAAGAGTTCTCCTATTAAAACTTAATGTTATATATAAATATTACCCATTTAATTCTTCTGGTACAACTTCACGCAATTTACTAGTTGTTACATAAATTGCATTATTGGTATCGTAATCTCTAGTAAAATAAACTCGTTGATTAATTGTAACAGATAGCTTTTCTAAATTTTCTTTAGTCTGTTCATTTAATTCTAAATCACCAAACCAAATTTTACCAAATTCTCGTGTCATAATAGAAACATTTCTATATGCATTTCTGTTATGATGCTCCATGTAATTATATGGACCCAACAATTTTACTGCTAAATTAACAGCTGGTTCTACATCCTCTTCTCTAAAAAACATAACTAATTCTCCTTGAATCTTCCTTCACGACCTTCCATAAATAATGTTTTGGGGTCGTCTGCTTTGTTTAAAAAAATTAAATAACAATTATTACACATACATCTTGTTTCTTTTAATTCAGTTCTGCGTTTTCCCATTTTACCACATTCTTCACATATGCTTGAAGATAATCTTTCAACCTTCCACAATATTCCTTCTATAGCGTGAAGGTCAAATTTATCTTCAGCAGTAGCATACATGTGCAACATGCCATAACACCGTTTTGCGTTACATATTCGTGCATTAGGAAAATAAGAAACAACTCTAAACGCTTCATCTAATAAATTTTGCCAGCCAGCTCCAAATCGTTTTTTTATACTATCCTCTTCATATGGAGCATCATACCAATATTTGTATCTGTTATAATGTTTCTTTGCCATCTTCCATATCGTCATCATCATCTTCTTCTTCGTCCATTCCAAGAAAAAGATCTCTTAATTGATTAATATCACCATCAGTTAAATTATAATCATTTTTATTCATTTTTTCAGCTATATCTTCGGCTGAAAATCCTCCAAATATTTTGTTACCATCTCGTACCATCTTGAATGAATTTTCATAAAGAGCTTGTGTAAGTTCTTGAACTGTTTCACTAAGATTTTCTGCTACCACAGATAAATCCAAAACATACTTGGACAAAGTGGTATAGTGGTTCATTTGCTCTTTGTTTAAAGTATAAATTTCTCTAATTGCAGTATTAATGTTATTTAATTGACCGAGGGCAGCTGCAACAGCAATTAATGTGAATAAGGTCACCAAACACAAGATGGTTGATACTACCGTGAGCGCAATGATCATATATCCTTTTGGTTGAAGTAATATATAAATTTAATAGATATAATTTATTTGTCAAGTCATTTTTTATCAACCAAATAAATCATTTCTAAATTTAGCTTTGTAAGTTGTGCACTCTGAGAATTATTGATTTCTATTTGCTTATAGTATTTGTGACGATAATCTTCTAGTTCATCACGCAATAGTTTGTAGTCTTTTTTAAGTTCTTCGTTTTGACATCTGAGAACATCTACTGTTTTTTTGATCTCGTCAAATGCTTTGAGAATGAGTTCTGAATCTTCCTTTGTTTCTTTTTTAGTTTCTAGTTTGGCTGAAACTATAGCAGCAACTACCGTAAAAACAAGAGCTATGATTCCTCTTTCGTCAAGGAAAAATTCTGGTAAAAATTCCATTATACTTTCACTGGCTAAGATTTGTTATCTGTAACCAAATTAGAGTCGGAATAGAGACGCCTTTATAATATGGAAGGCTGATCCAGATAATGCTGTTACCATCCCATTGTAAATGATATCATGATTTAAAACTGTCATACCAATAAATAAACCAAACATGAATGGTATTGTATTTGTTGGTTTAAATAATAATTTTTTAATAGCTACCACTTTCGAAACTCCATTATACGTATGGTTCAACCTCGTCTTCTAGTAACTCCACACTAAATATACCATCTTCATATACTAGTTCGGTTGAATCTAAGGCTTGTTCAACATATGCAACAGCGTCGCTTTCATCTTCACCATAAGCCACGACGAATACTGGAACTATAAATTTTTCTAAATCGGTTTTCATGTCATACCTTTCCTATAAAATTTAGATATAAATAGTATCAATTCCACCCATGAACATCAAATGGTTCTGAATTATCATGTTTTTCTAGGGCGTCTAATAACTGTGGAATTAATATTGAACGAGTAAAAACTGCTAAGTCATAATATTTTCTGGAATTGTTTGAGAATGGGTTTTCCAAATCATATTTTGTATGAAAAATTAAATCATCCAAGAATTCTTTTGTTCTATGAATTTTATATTGAATGGTTCCATGATAATGATCCATTATGGAGATGAGAAAAGCTTGTGCCTCATCATTGTTCATATCATCATGTAAAGAAAATGTTATCTTTTCTAAGTTCTTCATAGAAATTATTCTTTTTGTTAAGTTTTATTTTTCTTATCAAAGAAGTTGACCCAATGCTAGCTAGTCCCAATAATGTTATTATCCATAGTTTCTTCATCATTCCCCCCATTCTCTCTTATGATGATTGTTAAATTATCTTTACCTTTTATAACCCTATGCCAACTTTCTTTTGGAATAATATACTGTTTTCCCTTCTCTAAGTCAATTGGCAATTTATTTTCAAATTGTAACTTCCATCCACTATTTTCTAATGGAACAATTACTCTATCATGTTCATCAACATGCCATTCTAATTCCATTTCATCTATGGTTTTTAAAAACTTTCTAACTATATAATCATTTTTCTTTTTTTCTTTATAGGGGGTTGACATTACCAATATCTCCCAGAACCACTAAGTCCTAGTTGTTTTGCGTAACGGGGTAGAGCACATGACCAATATCCAGCAGTTGTCTTATCTGTTTTGGATGGACAATTGTGTCTATCGGAAAATGCTTTTCTAGCTTTAGGGTCACGCAATTTAACGGCTAAATTACCGCCACCAGCTTTTGCTCCAAAAGCAACTTTTCTTATATTTTTGGATTTTGGGTCACGAACATACACATAAAATTTTTTAGACCCTCCACGTTTTGGACTATTGAGTTTTACGCTTTTTCCACGATATTCTGCCTCATCAACAGATTCCTGTTCTCTCATTGGACAATCAAGGGGGACCAATTGTCCTTCAAATTCAGCAAACTCTCCCAAATCACTTTCTAAGAACCATTTGTCACTTTCCGATAAGCAAAGATTAAATCCATTTTTATATATTTCTCTTGCTTCTCTAAACAATCTGAAATATTCATCTGAACCCATACGATATACATTTTCCGAAAGTGGTATTTCCTGTGACATGTGGTATCGTATACCTTCATGAATGGATGTATCACTAACTATAATTTCTTTTACTGACCTCCAACCACCACCAGCTTTTTTATACATTTTGGCTGCCCATCCATTTGCATATGCACTTGGATAAACATCAAATTTTTCTTTTGCTTTACTTTTCCAATAAGCCCATTTTGATGGTTGGGTAGGAACATTTTTTTCCATAAAAAGATTTAATTTTTCATTTAAATGTTCCATTTTATCCATTTTTGTCTCCGATACACTTTTACTTTTAGTAGATTTCCCACTCTGTCTAGCTTTTCTACCTGCACAATGTGCTTTTTGAGAAAAACCCTTTGGATTGTTACAATCAATACTTTTTTTATATTTTTTTGACCACTTTTCGTTTAACATATCAATTTGGTGGGTTATATTTTTTATCTTGACCTTTTTTGTCCCAAGAAACTCTAACTGGTGCTTTACCCTTTGCACCAGAACCTTTCTTTCCACGACCTGCTTTTTGTTGTGCATCCTTTTTTCTACGAACAAAAGATGCTATACCTTTCTTACCTAATTTTTTTGCAGCTGCTTTAGAAAGACATGCAGCATATCCTTCACCTTCTTTTCCGGCGCCACATTTTCCTATTCTTTTACCCTTTGAGTTATAGCGATCCCATCCACCACCACCTTTACCACCCCAAGATCCAGAACCAAACCATTTTCTTAAATCTTCATTTATTTCTGTTTCTACAACATTTCCACAGAAAACACAGGAATGTTCTTCCATCTTTTTTAATTTTGTATAATATTCTGGATCTTCTACCAAATGATCCATTGCAATCTCTGCTGCTAGAGACTTATCATCAGTGTGTTCCAATTCAACCTTTATTCCCATTTTGAGTTGGTCTTTAATTTGTTGATTAGATACACCATGTTTTTTAGCAATATCACTCAATGACATTTTGTCTGCTAGTCCGCCTGGAACCTTATCTTCTCCCATGTGTTTGCTCATTTCTATAGCCCTCAATTGTTTTTTAGCAGCAGATAGTGTATCATGTGTTCCCAATCTTTTACCACCCTTCTTAGGATACACAATATATTTATTTCCTATCTTTTTTATAGTTTCTTCAAGCATAGTACTCCTAGTACTAATGTATATCTGTCCGGGGTACAGCTAGAATATAAAGGTCTTTTTTAATCTTGTCAAGCCCCTATCTACCCTGACCCCTATATCTTTTTGGTTTATTTTCTTTAGGGCCAAACTTCTTCTTGGCTCTTCCACGGACAGTTTCTTTACTGAAGTTAATCTTTCTTCCACGATTTGCCGCAGAATTCTTTTTTGGTTTAGCCATAATGGTTCTCGAAAACAAATTGTTGTAGACGACATAACCATTTAACTATAAGTATTGACAATGTGTGTTTGACCGACTATATTTCTATATAAATTTTATCCATGAGGTTATATGATTGATATTGTAGTAGGGCTCCAGTGGGGAGACGAAGGCAAAGGTAAAATCACTGACTATATGAGCGAAGATTATGATTGGGTTGTGCGCTACCAAGGTGGTAGCAATGCCGGTCATACCGTATATGTAGATGGTAAAAAGTATGTCACCCACTCACTACCTACGGGTGTTATTCGCCCCAATGTCCGTTCAGTAATTACGCATGGATGTGTGGTCAATCCTGAAGAACTCATCAAGGAAATTACAGAACTAGAAGAAATGGGTATTGATTTTACTGACCGACTTTTTATTTCCAAGGAGGCAACGGTCATTACTCGCCAACATTTAATACAGGACGAATCCAATAAAAAAGAATGGGGTTCTACAGGTAAGGGTATTGGACCAGCATATAGAGACAAGTACGACAGAAAGTGCCTAAGACTAGGCGATGTGGTAACTGAATTTGCTTTTAACAAACTGCTACCATTCTTGACCGATACTCGTACACTGTTACGGAATGCTGAAAGAGACGGCGACAAGATATTAATGGAAGGTGCACAAGCGGTCATGCTTGATGTTGATTTTGGTACCTATCCATATGTAACTTCATCACCATGTACAGCAAACTATGCTCCCCAAGGAACAGGACTACCACTCAGTATGTTTGGTGATAGTGCTGTGGTTGGTGTGGTTAAAGCATATACAACCAGAATTGGAACTGGTCCGTTTTCTACTGAATTTGTAGATAAAAATCTCACTGAAATGTTACGAGAAGCTGGTGGTGAGTATGGTGCAACCACTGGTCGTCCTCGTAGAATGGGTTGGTTGGACATGGACCAATTGCGTTACGCCTGTGAAGTCAATGGTGTTACAAATCTAGCAATCACCAAGTTGGATGTGTTGTCTTGTTTACAATATGTTTACATTAAAGATAAGTCTGATTCAGATGACCCCAATGACGGATGGGTTGAATTTCCATCTTGGAAACTTACAGGCAATGAAAAAACTTGGGATGATTTACCGTTTGAATTACAAGATTATGTAAACTATATTTCATGCCAAACTGGATGTCCTGTATCAATGGTTGGAGTTGGTCAGAATCGTGACCAATTAATCTGTGTAGAATAACCTGTTACAATTCTGTTACAATTGACCCATTGATTAGTTATACTAGTGCTGTTATACTTATATAGTTGATTGAAAACGGGGATGTACTGGTTTCGACGGGTTTAATGATACTGGATTGACACGCTAGTTTGATACTTTAAAAGTAACTGACGAACCTTATTTGATGGCTGCTTAAGCCCTTCCCACTATCTGAAACCGATAGGATAAACAGGGAAGTAAATGTAATCGGGTGACTCTTAGGAATAGAGCTAAGTGCGGATATATACACCAAAGAATGTATTTCGTGACCGGCATAGACGTTACAAGGCCGTGAGGTTGGACACCTTGGTACCCCTAACTGTCCTACAGCGTTGATAGTGATTTAGGTAGTTAAGTTCGGACGCGGGTTCGACTCCCGCCATCTCCATTGTTACAATTCACATCTTGACTTTCAGTGAGTTCCCTGTTAGATTATATATATGAATTGAAAAATACGGGCCTTTAGCTCAATGGTAGAGCACTCGGCTTTTAACCGATAGGTTCTGGGTTCGAGTCCCAGAGGGCCCATAATTGTTTGAAATACGCCCCCATCGTCTATCGGTTAGGATATCAGGCTTTCATCCTGAAGAGCGCAGTTCGATTCTGCGTGGGGGTATT